TAACCTTATAATCGGGTGTATAAGCCGTCATTAAATTACGAGTCCTGCCGCGCCTAGAGTGCCTCGAGCGGCTGAGTTATTAAGTACGCTGACGATTGTGCGAGCAGTACCCTCAGGGTCGATAGCTCCATTAACTGTAATGTTAGTCTGGCTTGAAGATTGGGTAATGCGTGGAACCGTTGGAGATGTGGCTCGACTAGGAGTTGGAGTCGATACATTATCGTTACCAAAGAAGCCAGAGACGGCTGAAGCCGCTGAGCGAATAGCGTTAATGATGCCAGTAATGCGATCATAGATATTAGATAGGGTCGATACGAATCCTGCAAAGGTACTGATAACCCCTGAAATAATCTTGCCTAAAGCGGTAAAGGCTGCGCCCAATACCTTGCCTAGGAATGGCGCTAGATAATCCTTAGCAAAGTTAAAGATAGCTACCATGAAATCATAGAATGGCTGAAGCTGAGTATTGTTTTCTTCTAATGAATTCTTAACTGAATTGAAGGCGTTGCGTAGTCCATTTATGATTGGCTGAATTACCTTGATAACTGGCTGAAGCTTCTCACCAAGATTGCTAGTAAAGTCTGAGATAGCTGGTATAACCTGGTTTACAATAGTTTCAACCATAGGAGTAATAGCATCTAGGATAAATGCGCCTACGGTTTCCTTGCCTTCATCAAAAGCGATCTGAAGCCTGGTCATTTTGCCAGCGAATGTATCTGCCTTGACTGATGCCTGGTTCTCGAAAGTATTTGCGAGCTTGGCAGTAATCTGCTCCATGCTCATAGTCTTTAACTCGGCTGATGATAAGCCTATGCCTAACTTGGCAAGGGAAGCGGTATTACCTTCAGCCGCCTTTGCCATAGCATTGGTAACTGCCTCGAGAGATTTACCAGAACCAGCCGCAACATCGATCGCAACTGTCTGTAGCTCTTGAGCCTTCTGAAGATTGCCAGTAGCTCTTGCAAGGCGTTCTAAGGACGGTCTGAGCTCGTCATCTGTAACGCCAAAGGCTAATGAGGTCTTAGTGATGTAATCCTCTGTAGCGGCTATCTGAGCCTCTGTAGCCCCTGTTACATTCTTGAGCGTAAGTGCCAGTTTCTCTTGAGCGGCTGCATCTGCAATAGCTGACTTAACGCCATCGATAGCCAACTTGCCAGCATAGGCAACGGCTGCGGCTCCTGCGGCTGCAAAGGCTAAGCCAGCCTTCTTGCCAAAGTCTGAAACCTTATCGCCAAAGGTCGAAACATCGTTGTCGGCTTTGTTGAGATTCTTAGTAAAGTTATCAACATCGGCAAGGAGCTTGAGCGTTAGTGCTCTGGTACCTGTAGCCATTATGTCCACTCCTTCAGAATCTTATCGAATGAGGCAGTCCATCTAGCAACTATTTCAGGTTGAATCCTGCGAAGCGTTGGATAGATAAACCAGCCTTTAGAGCCACGACCTTCACGCCCTGACCAAACTGGGAACTGCTTATATTTGTTAGAACCAAACTCAGAACCGCCCCAGATATCCTTGGTGGTTGCCCCACCTGAAAACTTCTGAGAAGCGAATCCATAAGTAATCTCACCGATACGGCTTGACTTCTTTACACGCGATCCGCTGGCAATACGACCAGCGACTTTACGGCTATTGATTGAATTAGCAGTCTGAGTCACCTCAGCCTTAGCGAACTCCGCCAATGCTCCCGCTTGGCGTTTAGCTTCATCGTTAGCTTCTGTAGTCATACCTTTAAGCGCCTTGAATACTTGGCGAAGCTCGGTCTGGTCTAGTGCTACTAGCTCACTTGCCATTCCGCTCCTCTAGTACCTCAATCGCGGTTAAGATATCCTCAGCCGTTTTCCAATGATCCATAGGAATCCGAGTAGCGATTGCCAGCTCTACTAGGAGTCGGCTTACGCTTCCTCTTGCATGGCTTTTGGGTTTTCGTCACCGACCTCAAGGTCGTTAACTGATTCCATCCATACATCAAGTGGCTTAACTGGCTTGCCCCCTGCATCTCGCTTCATGGCGCTATGCGCTACGAATAAGATATCCCACATTCCACCAAACTGAGAGATAACTTTTTTAGTAGTCATCTCCCACTTGGCGTAATCTGGCGGGCGAACCTGGTAAGTGGTCTCGGTTCCGTCTATGTATTTAATTGTGATGTTCTGTTGCATTGTTTGCTCCCGTTTCTATTTTTTAGCTAAAGGTTTCTGTAACGGTTCCGTTAGCGATCTTGAATGTAAAGTCTACAGTCTGAGCATCTGTTCCAGCTCCGCCAGCAGTAGGAAACTCTGGAAGAATTGGGAACACGAACTGAGCGCCTGTAGCAGCGGTGAGTGTTACTGAGATTGTGGTATCTGGTGCTTCTGCTGCAGTCCAGAGAGCCTCGCATACTGAGTTAGCCTTACCCCAGTCTGCCAACATTGAGAGAGCAAAAGTACCCTCAACATTTGTTGTCTTGTAAGCCTCTCCATCGAGAGTCTGGTATGTCTCGCGAAGATTAGTCTTTGTAAGAACTGCTGAAAGTGCTTGAGCTTCGATATCTGTTCCACCTGTGAAAGATAGAGAAATATCGCGACCTGTGATTACTGTGGTTGCCATGTTTATCCTTAATTGGTTTGAGTGTAGTAGGTGGATACTCTGATATCGGCTACCAAGCAATTGGAAGGTCCGACTTGAGTTACCGTTGGTTTTTCAACCGCTCCGATCGTGTACCCGACTGGGATTACTTTCAGAACACTTATGACGAGCTGCTCGAGATTGTCGAGCGATGCAGGGTTGGAGTTATATGCAACTGCAACCGAGATGACGAGATTAACCTTTGTGTGAAGGGTAGTTTTGCCGATAGTTTCTAATTCAAGATACGGTGAATCTGGAACACACACGACAAAAGGCACCATTGGCGCTTCGGGAACATATGCGTAGACATTGCCAGCTACATTGGCAAAAGCCGCTGCTAGTGGCGCACGAACTGTGTCTAGGATTGTGCTAGGCATTATTGCACCATTGAATCGGTGTCGATGTACGCCCCTAGTAATCCTGAAACGCGATTAAATAAGCTACGACCTAAGCGATAAGGGCTAACCTGGGTAAAGTCTACGCCCTCAATCTGTCCACCTGGAGCGATGCGAGATTGGAATACTTCGACTGATACGGCTAGGACTGCTGACTCAACCGCTGGCACTCCTACATAGGTGGAAGCTCCTGAAAGGGTAGCTAGACCTGATGGGATGACCTTGCGCTCTGTAATGTCTGCATTGGTGATTGCTACGGTAAAGAAACCGTTGAACTCTCTGTAAACGCCATCCACGAATACGCGGGAATTGGAATTGACGATAAAAGTATCTACATCGTAATTGCTAGATTCAAGGATCGTAAAAGTACCATTGAAGGGAGTGCCGCAACCTGTGATTACTACGCTCTGACCTTCTGAAAAGTTGTTATCGCCTAGCACCTGATAGGTGGCGATGTTGTCCTCAAGCTCTACGGCTTGGATTGGTGAAGCGTACTTAACCAGCATAGGCAAGATAACTGCCTCAGCGGTATCAATAACATCTGTTAAATAAGCATCGCTATAAAGGGATGTAGAGACGCCAAGAATCGACCTGAGCTCTGCTACGGTAACTATTGAAGCCATCTCTACATCCTCTCTATTAAACGACTGGGGGAGCGATCGGGAGCAACCGCCCCCCATGATTAGTTTGTGGTTATGCAACCATGAAACGGTATGCGCCAGCGCCAAGCTTTGTAGCAACTGCACCATAACCGTAGTAGCCAACCTGAACCTGACCTGTTGAGATGAGGTTTGTCTGGAGTGAGAGGCGTGGGCTCTCGTACCATGTGTACGCATCTGGGTTGATGACGATCATTGTGTTATCGCCAAGTCCTGAACCGTCTGTGAGTGCGCGTGATACGCGAAGGTTCAAGCCGAGAAGGTTTCCGCGAACTGCAGTTGCAGTAAGTGTTCCACCTGCGTTTTGTGGGTTGATTGTCTGCTGGAAGATTGGACGGTTTGAGCTATCCACAAGGCCCATGAGTGCGCCCCATTGTTCTGGAGATACTACGATGTTCTCAGCAAATCCGAGTGTGCCCTTGTAGATTGAAACTGCTGCATCTGATACGAAATCTGCAGCGAGTGCGCCTGTTGTAATTGCTGCGCGGTTTCCGCCATCTGTTCCGCCGTTGATAAGCGCGGTTCCGACTGCAGTATCTGTTGCCTTTGCGTATGCAAACTCCATCTGACGAACGAGCTCAGCGAAGAACGCTGGTGAGCTGCGATCGAGTAGCTCAAGGCTAAATGTCTGCTGGCCAATG